AAAGCTTTAGTAGCTTTTCTACCTGCTGTGATTGCGATGGCTGCATCCTTTGGAGCCATGATAATTCCACTTTTACCGATTATAGCAATTGTAGCTGGAATTGTTGTAGTTATCTTGGCTCTTAAATCTGCATTTACTGATTTTCAAAAGACTCTGGAAGAAACTGGTAGTGTTGGTGAAGCACTTAAAGTCGGTATAGCTAAATTTATGGGATTTATTCTAGGATTTATACCTGATTTGGTTCTCAAACTAGTCGGTTTTGTTGCTGGTTTATTTGGATTTGATGACTTTAAAGCAAAAGTTGGAAAACTTGATCCTATTCAATTTATAGCTGATGGTATAAAAAGTCTGTTTGATGCGATAGGAAACTTCTTCTCTGATATATTTAACTTTGACTACACAGGTTTTCTGAAGGGAATTCCCGGCGTTGGAAAAGTTTTGAGTTTTCTTGGAATGGGTGATGATTCTAAAGATCAACCACTTGAAGGAAGGGCAGAAGGTGGCTCAGTTGGAGCAGGACAACCATATGTAGTTGGTGAAAGAGGTCAAGAGTTATTTGTTCCTAGCCAGCCAGGCCAGATAGTTAACGCACAAAGAACCGCAGAAATGATGAAAGGTGGTAGTGGTGGTAATGGTGGTGGTAGTACATCAATTGTTGTGGCTCCAAACAATGTCACTTCATCTACCAATACAACTAACAATTCATCTACTGTGTCTTATATTGGTAATCCAGACCCAATCTTCCAAAGAGCATCATCTTACGCTATATAAAAAAAAGAGGTAGGATTTCTCCTACCTCTTAATCTACTACACTTTACCTTTATCCAGCAAGTTTTTGGAAGTAGTCCATAGTATCATCATCTGAGGAATCTACTGCACTCGGTGGAGTATTATCCACTGGCTTAGTACTTACCACAGAATCAGCTACAGGTTCGTCTGACATCTTCTCAGCTACATTACCAATAGTAACAGAACCAGAAAGAACAGCATCAAGACGAGTCTTTAGTTCTTCATAAGACTTGAAGTTGGTTGGAGCAGTATGTTCTGCAAGAGCATATTGTTGTCCCCATATACCTTCAATCTGAGCATCATTATCAAATAGTGCAGATGGTTTCTCAAACTCAGATGAGTCATAGTTCCAGAACCCAGCAACCTTACGAATCTTCAGTTTAAAGTTAGCACCTTCCCAAAAATCAAATGGGTTTACTGGTGTTTCATCTTCAAACTCTGGTTGCATTGAAGCCATAATCTTATCAAAGATTTTCTTACCGTAACGGAACAAGAAGACTTTACCTTCATTCTCTGGGTGTTTGCTGTCAGAAACAACATATATGTTAGAGAAGTATTGCAACTTTCTTTTCTGTTTACGGGCGATTTCTTTGTCAGATTCAATACCTGTATTCCAATACTGAGAGTTCATTTCAGAAACAGGGTCTTTCTGTCCAACAGTGGTTAAAGAGTTTTCAATATACCATTGACCTGTAGGGCCTTGAAATGCGTGATTCCAAACCTTTGCCCAAGGCATATCTTCACCTTCAACTGCTGGTAAGAAACGAATTACTGCATAACCATTACCAGACTTATCTAGTTCAGGTTTCCACAGTCTGTCATCCTTGTAGGACTTCTTTTCTTGAGGTGCGTTTTGCTTTTGTACTTCGCCAAGTAACTTATCTAGAGAATTACTTCTCTTTAGTGCGTCTAGTGACATTTAAGTCTCCTTATGTTAACGTATGTTTTTGTATAAATCATCGTATGTTAAATCTGTTCCTACTTTATAAAATTTTACATTAGGAAAATCCCTTTGCACCATTCTAAATTGGTAGTCCCAGTTAATCGTGTTAAATCCACGACTTCCTTCAGGTAGATAATTCTTACTACCCTTGTATATGTTATTTAGTGGCTTTGAATAATGACTTCCATCAAAACCTAACATATACACTTCCTCTGCACCACTCTTGCAAGCAAGATATAGTGCAGTATTCCCAGCAGACCATCCTCTAGGATAGCCTATCTCATTTACTTGGTCTTTTTTATCAACCCAAGTAATGTATAATCCAATATCCTTTTCCATCTTCTGTCTTAAATCCTGTTCAACTAAATTTGAATTTTGTGACATTGCTTGAAGAATATTGCTTTCAACTAGTTCTCTTGTTTTACCTTGAATTACGCAATCTGTTTTAAAGTGTTTTTCAGTTTCAAAGATTTCACCATCAGTATCAGCCCAACCCATTTTCATTAGATTTGCATCAAAGTCTGGTAGAATACTCCAATCAGTAAACCAAGATTTATTTTTAAGAGCATACCCTGAGTGGTATATCTCTTGTTGCATATTATAGTCTACTGCAACGAGATTGTCAACAGTAAAATGACGATAAATTGCATTACACCCCCAACTAGTAAATCCATCACCTGTAATTGGTTCTCTGGGGCGAGACTCTCCGTTTCCGTAAACTAGATGTCTATTCACCGTTGTTCCCATTATATCAATGGGTTCTACGTTCATTTCGTTTTTCTCCACCAAAGGCTTTGCGAGTAGGACGATAACCCTTTGGCCATTCTGGAATACGACTTGCAAGTTTTTTGCATCGTTCTGTTAGCTGTACATTTTCCCTTTGCAGTTCAGCACATTCATATTCTAATTGTTTTATTCTATCTTTTGTCTTTGTGTCAGGTTTTTTGATTTGCATACCTTCTAAGACCCCAAAAGCATTTTTAACTTCACCAATGTCCATTACCATATCTCCTATATCGGTAGTTGTGCTGATTTTTCGACCAAGAAATTTAAATCTCTTGCATTTGCCTCAATTTTCTCTTTGAGGCCCTTAGTGATTAGTCTACCCACAGTTTCGGGTTCTATCTCGTTTTTCTGACAATACCAAACTACGGCATCCATATGAGTTATCCTTTTTTCTAAGGCAACCTTTTCAATTTCTAGTGAAAATGATTTAGGTGTTTGCATTTGTAGCATAAGCTATCCTTTTATTACTATTAATAATAACACAAAAGTCCCTCTGTGTCAATGGGTTTTCTCTTTATGTTTTTCGCATTTTGCATATGATGGACAACAATACCAACATGAACTTTTTGCTATCCAAAATAAAACTTGTAAATATACTATAATCCAATATTCTTCAAGTCCATTTTTATTTTCTATAATCTCTCCGTATGTGCTTAGCATAATCATCATAAGAAAGAAGCTGGTAAAGGGAATTAATAATAAAGAAATCATTTATTCTCCGTAATATATTATAGTTATTGATAGTCTTAGACCGCAACTTTATCAATGACTTTTTTGTTTTGTGATTCCCATTCAGCAATAGTTTCAACCAAACGAGGTAGATATTCTTTTTTATCTTTTACAAACTCTTGGACTTCGCCATCTTGTGTAACAACAAGAATACAAATCTGGTTGATTTCAATTCCTGTGCGTTCTTCAAACATCTCTGCATACGCAGCCGTTTGGATATAATAAGATTCATTATATTCATCTTTGCGTGGATTAGTAGATGTCTTAAAATCAATAATAGACAATACACCATCAAACTCGGCAATACAATCAACTCTACCAGCAACTCTGTATTTGTCACTGTAAAGTCCTGCCTCTTGAGATAGAATATAGTCTACACGATTTAATACATTATCACGCAGTTGTGTAAAAAGTGCGTGAGGTAAAAAGTTCTTGGTATGCTTTTGCATATCCTCGTTATTCAAATAATCTTCACACATATGGTGAACCGCAGTACCACGAGCTGCAGCCGTGCGTGAAATGTAGTTTGCTACATCATCACCAACACGCTTGCGCCATGCGTTCAGACCTTGTTTATTGCGTACTGAGAGGACAGTAGTAATTGATGGGTACTTATTACCCTCTGGTGTTTCATATAAACGAATACCATCTTTGTTAGTTGCATTTATTTCAGCCAGATATACTGGTTTATGTGTATGTTTCATTTAGATTTCCTACCATAATATTAAGTTATTATTATAACACAACTGTATGCTATTGTCAAGTAACAACACCTCATTTTAGATTATATAAATCATTTAGTACATGTTGTATAGGGTCAATTTCATTCAACATTTCCAGAGCAGCTGATGTTGTTTCTTCTACTCTGCGAGTCCAACCCCGACCAAAAGTTTCAAAGGTATTTAACCTTTCATAATACTTTTGTCTTCTGGATTGATATTCTGTAATCGTTTCTTTCAGACCAACACGTTCTACATAAGAATTGACTATGCGTATAGTATTAGGCCCGATTGCACCATCAGAGGTTGCACCCACAAGTGTTTGTAGATACTTCGCAGCCCGACTAGTTCCAGCATTAACACCAAAATCAAACACACACAAATCAAGACCATTTGGTAAGTTATCACCTTTGACCCTTCCCCAATAATTCTTTCGATAGATAGGAGCAACATCTTCAACCGTTAGGTCTTTCATTTCTTTTTTACCACCCCAAGCATCATATACTCTTTTAGTAACACCAAGATTAGTTTGCCCGCCGGGATCCTTTGGGTGATTTACATATCCACCTTCGTGGTGCAGAATCATGTCCAGACATTGTTGATAGTTTTTAATCATACTATTCCTAGCCCTAGTTTTGTTTTTTGGATAAGGTAGTTACGCACAAATCCTGAACGAACAATATCTCCGATATTAAATTCTGTACAATTGAACTCATTCATATTTTGCAATATTTGTAAAAAGTCCATTAGTCCATTTTTCTCATTGTTTTTAGTTAAGTCAGATTGTGCAAAATCTCCACAGAAGAAAATCTTAGAATTTTGACCTACCCTAGTAATGATGGTATCGAGTTCATGAAAGTTTAGATTCTGACATTCATCAACAATGATAATACTATTGTCGAAAGTCAAACCTCTAAGAAAGGATGTTGATAGGAAGAAAAAACTTCCTTGTGCTTTCAAACGATCATACAGCATACTAAATGCTTGTTCGTTTGGTTGTTCAAACATGAATTGCATCATGTTAGAGTATGGTACTTGATAAAGTGCAGCCTTGTCTTCCTCATCGCCCGGCAAGAATCCAATCTCTCTTGTAGGTATAAGTGATCGTACTACAATAACTCTATCGTATGGAGTTTCAGGATTCAATACTTGTTGCAATGCGAGGTATAGAGAAACGAAAGTCTTTCCTGTACCAGCACAACCGAATAGAAATTGATTCTTATCGTCTTTCCAAGAGTCAAATACTGATTGTTGACTGTCTGTAACAGGAGTAATTTTAGTTAGTTGACTGAATGTGATATCTTTTTTATTTGCCATTACCAATCCTTTAAGAGAGTGCAACACACTGTGTCAATGCGTAGAAGACACAGTGTGTTGCTTAGGTGTATGAAAACTGAAAACATAAGCTTATATTGAATCCATACAATACTATTTAGTTATTTTACTAACTGACCTTGACGATATTCTCGTGCAATTGCAGTTAAATCGTGAGATTTTCCTATACTTTTTATCTTATGTTTATTAAGAACACCCATTGTATTAATTTCTTTGTGTGCTCTATTTGAACCAAATTTGTCTGCTAATGGAGAGTTTGGGTGTGCCTCTGCAATCCTAGACATATTTTCTTTAAATCCGTCATCTGTTCTATAACTTCTACCTTCAACACCACTAATAAGAGCAGGAGCAGTTACAACTGATTTAAATGCAGGGTGTTCTTCCAGAAAAGTTTCTAGTTCATCCCAAGAACACATAGTATCCATTTCTTCATTAGTTTCAGTGTTCATTATTGTATATGTTGGCATTATTTTTTTTCTTCCTTAATTAATCGGAGTTCTTCACTTAACATCTTAATTCTTTCAAGTGCTGCATAGTAAGATTTTGTTAGAGCTCTCATGTCCATTTCCATAATACTTAAAGAAGAATCATTGTAATATTTAGAATGATTTTCTTTTTCCTTTTTATCTTTAGCATCTTCTTCAGCACTTGTTCCTAAGATTTGCCTTCTGAGTAGTCGATCATATATCATGTTGTCGTCCTGTACCATTCTGGTTTCTCCCTACCCTTCCAAGTTGCAAACCCACTTTTCTCTGTTATATAGTACTTTCTATAAGCAAGGATTGGATTACCCACCACCTTGCATGTTTCAGGCATACATTGAGGCATTGGTGTTCCTTTCTTAAAAGGAATATTCAATGGTGGGTCTTTAAGCAACATTGATGGTTTGGTTGAACCATGAACTTTACCATAACGATTTGTATACTCTGCAAGTGTTGCCCTGTAGAGTTTGTACATTTGCAAATAGTTTTCGACAGACTCGCGAACCCATATTGCAGATGGGTGGTTAATGTGAGAAGCTTTGTATAATACATCTTCTCGTTCATCAGACAATCGCCATCTTTTAATGTTTCTATTATTCTTAGTTTTGCCTAGATACAACTCTCCGTCAAGCACTCTGTGTGCAGTTGACATCAGTTGTGCGTATTCTATAGGCATTTTGACTACATGTTTATCTATGTGATACTCTGCACATATTACAGGGTCTTTGTGTAAGTAAAATATATTCATAGGTGTAATTATAACAAATTATTGTTGTTTTGTCAAGAGAAAATCTTTTATTTCACCTTTCCCAACGATAAAATATGTGATCTCCAATCTCTATAGTTTTTGTTTTAGTCTTGGCCCAAGAAGGACTGACATAATCTGCGTGGTAATGTGTAGCACCATCAGTTATATCTAACAAGACTACATTAGAAATTAATGCTATAGTTGCAAGCTCTGTAATATCTTTATATTGTTTTATACTTCTTTTATTAATAGTGTCAGACTTACCATCACAATACCAACTAAACTGACAACGATTACGAACAGGTATCAATTCGCCAGTGCCTTTCCAACTAGGTCTGTGTTCGCCTTGTTTAACAA